TAATCCATATATCTAATTATTTTTGAATCAGTTACTTTATTTAATATTTCAGGAGTAATTTCGGATAATACACTACATTCAATATATTTTTTACCTATTAACCAATTCAATAAATTTCTTATCGTTATCCAATAATTCAATCTTGCAGCTCTACTTGATATTGATAAAAAATAATCCTGAATAAAATCAGGCACATTTTCTTTTACAAATATTTCTTCTAATTTTCTTCATTTCGTTTTTGTACCTCTGCTTTGTAACACATTATTATCAACCTCACTTTCCTACATACATATTCTCTGTTTTCCATTCAGGTAACAATTCATTATTTCCATCATAATATGTAGACTTTATTTCTCTTGCTCGTTCCATTCGTTCTGACAAATCATCACACCATCTTACTTCGAGATTTTTTGTTCTCATTTGCAATCCTACGCATAAACAGGTTAAATTTTTAACATGATTCTTCTCTTTCGTTTTAGGTCTTGGAATACCTGCACCAACCTTATTCTCTTGTAAGCAGCGAAGACATATGAACCTTGAATTATGTTTCGGATTCCCATTTCTCTTACACAAATTATCACCTCATTTTTCTGCAATAAAAAAGAGCAGTTGTTTCTGCTCTTAATAATAATAATATTTAATTTGAAAACAATTATTCTTCTTTATATGTTTCTATTTCATTTTCTTCAATGTCCTTTTTATTTATTGAAACTGTCTCAAAAAATCCCGCCTCTAAAGCCGCACATTTCCACGAACAATAGTACCCAACAAATCCTCTGCGAATTACCGCTTGTGAATCCAAAGGGAGTTTCTTTCTACATCGTGTACATTCTACATATATCATATCATTTTCTCCTCTTAAGAAATAACTCTTTAATTATTTATTTTCAGTGTTTTAATCTCTTCGCAGCTTTTTCCATCTCTAATATAGCATTATCAAATTGCGTTCCAACTTTATGATAATACTCGTCTTTAAATTTAAAAATAAATTCTTCTATCGTAGGCTGATTCTCATACTGATATAACTTTTCCAATGGCTCTTGCATAGCTTTGTTTGCCTCAAAATCAGCCTTACCATACATATACATTTCTGTATTTGATCCGTCTAAATTCCATTTGACTTTCTGTATTAATTTACTCATTTACATCACGTCCTTTCTTATGTTTTACATTATAATATTCTCTCTTACAATAAAATAACTGCCAGCATTTCTACTGACAGCCTGAAACAATTCTTTTATTGGATTATATTTTACCATATTCCTTTGCTTTTTCCATAGCAACTTTACCAGCTTCATCCTCAGAGTCATAAGTACCAAATATTTTTTCTTTTCCATTCATTTGAAAATAAACAACATATTTTCCATTTGCTTTTTTCATAACATGTTTATATTTTGAAGTACCATGTATCGCAGAAGATGTTAAATTATATTTTTTAGCCAAATGATACAATTGCTCTGATGTTTTATATGGGAATAATTCAAAACATTTACAACCCATTTGAGGATATAGTTTAATAAACAATTTCAAATCTTCATCATTTAACTCATTTATTATATTATTTGATACTCCCAATTTTGATCTACGACTGCAAATTGCGCTCTTACTTCTACCATCTAACATTTTAACCATATCATCCAATGATAAATTATTATTACCTATAATTTCATCTTCTTTTTTTGTCCATAAACTACCATCATACGTTTCACCCAATTGAGATGCTCTATGTTTAATTTGTCCTTCAGTCATATGTGGTAAAAATTTCATAATTCCTTTTCTACCTAGTTTATGATATTTTTCTTTTATAATTTTGTCATCTTTAGCATTTGGAACATATCTTTGGGTATTTTGATATACAAGACCTAATTCAGCCGCCTTCATTTTTATTGATTGTATCATGTGATTGGTAATTAAACCTTGGTTATATATTTTAGTAGCACCAATTTGTTCAAATTTGTCATATAAAATCTGTATCTCATCATCCGTCCAATTATAATAATAAGATCGTATTTTTTGATCTACCTTATTGAATACATCTACGCATTTCTGAACATAATCCTCAACATAAAATTCTTCAATATCAAATTCGTCACTACATTCAGAAAATTTTCCATTTTGTCTATCAATAATTTTTTCATTTAATTCATTCTTCAGATTGAAAGATTTTAAACTATTAAAATTACTTACCAGATCCAAAATTACACGTTTTTGATTACAACCTGCATCAATAGCACGTCCAATCTGTTGATAATAAATAATGTTTGAAATCGTAGGTCTTAATAGTATACAACCATTAATATCTTCCAAATGTACTCCTTCATTTAAACAATTGATCACAAACAAAAGTTTTAGTCCATTATCGTTATTTTCTTTAAAAATCATAAAATCTTTTTTGCTTCCAGAATAATACACATACTCAAATATTTTTCCATTATATCCAGCATCTCTAAACCACTGAATCACAATATGTTTCATATCATATAAATGTTTTTTATCTTGACAAAACACAATATACTTTCCATTATAATCGGTAATATACTTCTTTATAATTTCAGGAATACCGTTTGATTTTTCAAGCTGTTGTTTGGCTACTTTTAATTCCTTCATTAGATCAGATTTATCTTCGTCGCTATTTCTTCCTTTTTCAATCTTATCCACCATATTATCATACTCTTCTTCAAAAGTATATAAAGCAGATACATATACTGGCATAACAGGAATTATTTTTCTTACAAGTGCTTCTGCTAACGAAATATCACACGCCTTGTTATTATCAAAATATTCTTCTGCCATATCTCGTCCATCAGCACATCTTAATGGAGTGGCTGTTACTCCAAACACTTTTGCGTTTTGGTGAGAATCAACTAATGATTCAAACTTAATTCCCCAAGTTTTAGCACCTGTTCTATGCAATTCGTCACACACAATCAGATCTACATTGATATTGACAATTTCATTATCAGACATCCGTGAAAGTTTCTGATATGTATAAAATACTGCATTATTGATTCCATATTTCTTCATTTTATTCTTTGTCTGTTTAATAATCTCCCTATTTGGAGCAAATATCACAGCATTCTTATCTTCGTTCTGAAACATTTCAAGTAATCTTAAAATCAAGAATGTCTTTCCTGTTCCTGTCGCCTGAATTGCACAACATTTGTTAGATGTCTTGAAAAACTCAATAATCTTTTCCATTGTCTGTTCGTTATGTGGTTTTAAATCTACTTTGTACATTTACATCAACCTCTTTCTTGTTTTGTATTTTTCTTACATATATTTATTCTCCATTTCAAAATAAAAACGACCAGATTTTACTCTGATCGTTTTGCTTATATATCTATTCAATTTTTATTTATTCCTTGCAACTATTTATCATCTGTAATATCAATTCTAATTCCTCGATTTCAGTTTTGAGTTTCTTCATACTCAATAAAGCACTAATTGCATTATCTTCATAACCTTGTTGTTCAATATGTTGTATATCAATCTTGAAATATTCCTGTTCGTTCTGTAGATTTTGCTTTTTGGCAGCCAATCTTCTTTCTAATGCTTCTTTCATAATATCGCCCTCTCTTATCACTATATATTGTGTTTGCGTCTTATTCAAACCACTACATATTAATTTTGATTTCCATTGAAATCGTCATTTCATTACCTGTGATAATTTATCAATCACATAATCAAATCCTTGAAGAAATGAATAATAATCTGTACTTTCTGATATATTCATTGCAATTTCTTCTTTATTGCGTTTCAAACTGTCAATCATTTCTCTTGTATTATCTACTGATACATCAATAACATTTAATCCAGCATCTTCTAAATCCTGTTCAACACAATATCTCAATGTTTCTTCTGATGACTCATCATCATAGAATTCTCCTTCAACTTCTACAATAAGTTTTGCTTTTACCTTATTGGGGTTATTCATTGTTTTTGACATATGTATCACCTCTTATCTTTCAGTTACAATTAAATTTTCTATATCATACCTGCAATCAATCCAATGTTCATATAGTCCAATGTTTTCATCTGTTGGCTTCCTTGTTGCTGATGAAATATAATTATCAAATTTAACGATTGCGTTATACATTTTCTCAAGGTCTTCTTTTGTAATCTCGTCAGTATTTCTAAATTCTTTCACTATATCACCTCTTCCAATCTTCCGAGTAAATCATTCTTTCATTGACTGCAATAATGGACTTTTAAATTCACGTCCATCTAATACGTTCCTAATAATTTCCATTGCTTCAGCAATTCCACAATTATATTGTTGCATTTCTCTTTGATTTTCAAAACGTTGGTCATCTTCCCAATGATGTACGATTTTATCACACAATTCATCTTGTATATCATGTAAATATGTTTCTACTGATTTCATTTTTATATTCTCCTTCCATAACTATTTACATTACCTAATCTTCTTTGCAATTTCTTTCATCTTGTTACTAAACTTTTAATATCTTGCCAAAGCAAACATTCTGCATTTTTGTTCCATCTGACATTGTTGTTGTGGAAAGCTGTGCTATCTGTCCGTGATTACCAACCTCTTCATCAGGAAAAGATTTGTTAATCAAATCAATCAACTCTCTTTTCGTTAATGCTGTATGTACTACTGTTTCAATTACATTTCTATTTTCCATTTATATTACCTCTTCTAATCTTCCTAATAAATCATTTTTCACTTCGATTATAGCATTTAACCTGCCTTTAATCTGTAAATCATATGGACTATCAGTATTTTTTAATAAAACCTCAAGTCTATCAATTTCTGTATTAAGTTCACCAATATATTCTTTTATCTTTTCTCTCATATCTGGCTTATCACCAAATCTTTTCGTTTCCGTATAGTAAGTAAGATTGCCACAATACTGTAAAGCTGCAATTACCTTTTCAATTGCTCTTTGTTCAGCAGGTATTGTATGTTTATTTGCAATATCTTTTATTATTGCTATTGTCTGTTCATTTTTCAAAAATATCACCTCCAAAGGAAAGTTAAATTTCATTATCCTTAAAATTTAAAATATTGTCCAGGATAGGCATCCATATGTCCGAAACATACGTTGCCAAACCAAAGATATCCTTGATTATCCCATTCAATTATATCATCTTTTTTGATATGAACTTCTTCACACCCGTTTTCATTTTCTTTTAAAAATCCAACACCATCATAGTCCTTAATACATGTTGCTGTGCTCATCTTATAATCTCCCTTCTTGACTTGAAACTTAGATTTCTTTACTTATTCCAACCAGATTTGCTCCATAAAATACTTCCGTTTGCATTGCAGCTTAATTCAACTCCTTTGTTCTTGAACCATAATTCCATCCAATCAAAGAAATCTCTTGTTGGATTAATTGTAAAACTATCAACACTGTTCATACTTGGAAGCGTAATCTTTATTTGCGAATTTCCGCTTGTACCATATTCATCATATTCGTATCTAAAAGGACAACCTTTTAATGCAAGTTCATTGTTAAATTCTGTTACCATTTCTAATGTTATTTTCATATTTTATTTTCCTTTCCACAAGAAAACTTGGTTTCCTTAGTTTGCTTTATTTTTCACTAAACGAATTATTCTTATTAGGCATCTCCTCAATGATATCAGAATATTTATTATAGATGTTATTTTCAATTTCTTTTCTAGCTTTAATTGCATCATCTTTGTTAACAAAATAACCTAGATGATGATTTTCACCATTAAAATATATTCTAGCCTGCCATTTTTGCTTATCTTTTTTCCATGATACACCAGGATAGCCGCTTGTATTTCTTGAAGTTTTTTTACCTAAATGAATAAAACTCTCTGCTTTTATGTTGCTATCTGGTAAATATTCTTCAGTTAGACATCCACAAGAATATCTTTTCACTAAATGAGAAATTGAAAGAGTTATCACATTGCCACATTTACATTTGCATATATACTGTGTACGACCATCTTCTCCTATAGTTGTGTCAATAACGGATAAAAGTCCAAATTTATCACCTATTTTAACTCTTCCTTTTCCTAAATGTTTTTCTCTTTGATATTTTTTTTGATAGCACCCACAACTTTTTATTTTTTGCGATGTAATACTACTTGTTTGTGCATAAAAAATATTACCGCATTCACATTGACATTCCCAATACAATCTATTTTTCCCTTTATATTCTTTATATACTGGTTTAATTACTTTAAAATGTGGATATTGTGTATTAGATAACTCTTTTCTCTTTCTCATTTTCTCTCCTAAAATCACTACTGAAGCTGTTCTTCTATTTCTTTTTCGTTAAGAAATGATAAATCATCAATATAAACACACACCTCTTTATTTTCTGTAAGAATCCAAATTACATCTCTTCCATTTCTACAAGTATTTAATGTAATTGTATCATCATTGATCCACGATTGAATATTCTCTTCATCCAATTCATAGTTTATTTCATTTAATGCTTCAATAATTGCCTTCTTTTCCCTATCTTCTACCTTTGTGTTTTCGTTCCATACTAACATACTCTTTTACCTCCAATTTTCCAATGAATCTATTATTTATTGCTCCTTCCATTCTACATAATATCACCCAACAACTCAATTACTTCATTGCGTTTAATTGAATGGCATATAGTCTTCATCCTCTTCACCATTTTCCTTAAAAATATCGTCATCTTCTCCATTATCAATACAAGTATCATAACCATCATTTCCAATTGTAAAATGTTGAAGAAAATCAACTTCAATAAAATTCGCCATTTCTTGAATTTTTCTTGTGATATTAATATCATTTACACTTGCATCTTTTGAACCATTTGGATGATTATGAGCTACAATAAATTTATTCGCACCAGACAATAATAGAAATATTGCAAGCTCTCTCATTTTTATTATAGAAGTATCTGCTGTTCCATGTGATAGTTCAAATACTCCTTGTGGAATCATTTGACAATTAAATGACATAATATAAACATATTCTTCTTCAAGATATTTCGTTTCAAATACTTGATTAAAAAAATCCACCATTTTATCATATGAAGAAAAATCCGAATTCCATTGAATTTTCTCTTTCTCTTTTAACATAGGTAAATTATTCTCTTTATTCCTAAATGTAATATATCTTTTAATCTCCATTATATATTCTCCTTTAAAAAATAGATTTTGCAATTATATTAGCAGCCATATCATTATACTGATTTAAATTATTTTTCAAATATATCTTTGTTGTTTCGGTTCTAGCATGTCCTAATAACTGCTGAACCACATATATATTTTCATCTGTCTTTCCCAACATAATATTTGCAAACGAAGCCCTTAATTTATGAGGTGTTACTGAATATCCAAGAGCTTCCTTTGTATATTTTATAACAATATCAGATAATGATCTTTGTGTCATACGAGTTTTTGATTTTGAAATGAATAACGCATCTTCATTTTTATCTATTATTTTTTCTCGATCACACATCCAATCTAAAATAGCCTTTTCTAATTGAGAACTCATAGTAAAAGTCCTGTCTTTATGCCCCTTCTCAATTACACTTTTAATAATATGATTTTCAAAATCAATATCTTCAACATTGATTTCGCTTAATGCTGTTTCACGTATTCCAGTTTGCATAAATAACATCATAATTGCTCTGTCTCTTGATTTCCATTTATATTGCATAGCAACTGACCTTCTATTTCCTGCTCCACATTCTACAGCCAATAGTACTTCTTTTAAATCATCTTCATCTAAGAATTTTCTATTAACAAAATCTTCTCCACGAACCCTTTTTATTTTATTCATAGGATTTTCAGTTATATAATCATTCTCCGTTAAGAAATCAAAAAAACTTTTTAATACACTATGATAACATTTCCTGTAAGATAATGAAGATTGTTTTTTATTTCCATTATTATCTGTTATATATTCTATTGAATCCAAAAAACGAGTAATGTCAAACTTTGTTATTTCAATAACTTTAATATGTTTAATATCACTCGGATTAATGTAATATAAAAATTTTGCTATTTTTCTTATATATTCTCTACATGCTGTTGGTTGCCTTCCTGATTTGAACTCATAATAATATTCAGTTACATATTGTGGTAATGTAGATAATATTTCTTTTATATTTTTTTCAATTTGTAATGAATGCTCTAATCTACCTTTCATTTTTATCACCATCCTTTATAGCATATTATTTAATTTTTCAATGCTATCTAATAATTTTTTCAAACTATTTGTAGTGTCTTCAATTGTTTTAGATAAATCTTCTACATCTTCATTTTCTTTTTTATCAGTTTCCTTATTTAAGCAGTCTTCAAAAACATGACCACCATTTTCAATATACATATTAAACAACATATCACCTGGAACTGTTTCAAATAATTTTCCATTATGATAAATCTCGTAATCAGGTACTTCATTTATAGGCGCTTTAAATCTAAATATACATAAAATAGCAAATTGCGTATCATCATAGCTGTCAAAATAATTTTTTTCCTCTGGTTTATCACTTGCAATATAATACCATTCTTTCATTATTTTATCTCCTTTATTTTTCACTTCGTCTATATTTTACTCTTGCTTCCCCTTCTTCTATAAATTTATCTTTTAAAGAGTCAGCCATTGGGCGTAAAGTTGTTTCGTAATATAATTTTTGTTTATACCATGTACTATATGGTTCAGCCATATGTTCATAATATTCTTTTACATATTTATGGAAGAATTTATTTATATCATTCATTAAAGCACCTTGACCTAGCATTTGTTCAATTGTTCCATCTGATAGTCGAATAATTTTCTTTGTTTCAGGATCAAATAATACGGAAAATGTTTGTTGACAAATTCCATAGCCAGACCACAAATGTAACATTTTATAATGTTCTTCAGTAAAAATCATAGATCTCTCAACATATAATTTTCCTGCTTTAAAATCCTTATATCTAATTCCAGGGAATTCATCTTTTCTATGTTCATTATCACCATATTTAATGTGCGTTCTATCACTTTCACCACGGAATGCTTTCGCCCTTTCTTCTTGATATTTTTGTTCAACTCTACTGGCTGTAATATTTTGAGTATATCTACCAGTTTGTGCATCTTTAAGCCAAACATCACCATTATAATCTCTCTCAGTTACCATAATATGATTGGTAGACAGGTCTCTTTTGTTCATATTATGATCTAAATAAGTGTTAGTTTCATTGTTTCTGTATCTCGTCTTATGATCATTATCTTCTATAGCATTTTTTACATCATTGACACCTTTACAACCAATTCCAAATATTGTATAAAATAATCCGAATAAACTCATATAATTAACCGCCTTTCTTATCTATGATTAATTCTATCTTTATAATCTTCACCAAAATTTTTTTTCATAAATTCTTCTGCATTTCTTTCTGCATTATTTTTTTCTTCTTTTTTATTATCTATAAATATTGCGATTGCAAACATTAATATTATTATACTTATAGCTGTACCCATAATCCATATCCTCCTATTTAACTATTCACATCTCATTATTACTATTCTAATTCTATCATATGATTTTAAATTTTGCACTATATATCCAAGTATTAAAATGATCCATAGTAATGAATTTTAATACATCCTCAAATCCCTTTATTACATCGGTTGCAAACAAAAATCCTTTACTGTATCCCTCGTAATTATTATTAGGAATAATTGTAAGATATTTTCCTTTCTTATGTACTTCATGACCTCTCTTAGCCATTTCCTTCTTAAATTCTTTGTAATCAAACATATTCATCACAACCTTTCACTGTAAATTATCCATTCCTTTCCATAAAAAAATAAGAGACTGGATATTTTCAATCTCTTATATGTTCTCTAAATTATTCAATTATTATAATTTCTCATCCTCAATATCTTCTAAGCTGTCAATTCCTAACTCATCCATAATATCTTCACAAAGACAACTTCCATCGCATTCAGCTCCATCATACATAACAGTCATCTCTTCAACATTTAAAACATAACGGCTTTCTTTCTGTTGCTTAAATAATTTTAGTACCTGTCTTAATAAATATTCTTTCCTATCCATAAATTTTACCACCTTTCCTTAAACAAATTCAATGACAATTGCCTTATAAAATACTCCATCGACATTCTCAATCAATATTGTTTCATCCTGATCGCCTGTCATTATTATTATATCTTTCACATCTAATTCAATTTCTTCATTATTAAATAATAAGTCTTTAAATCTAATTTTCATATAATTTACTCTCCGAAATGTGCTTTTCATCTGGTTTTATAATTCTAATAAAGAATACGCAACTCTTTCTCTTAATTCATCAATACATTCATTAGGAGTTTTAAATTCTTTAGTTTTTAATCTTGTCCCATTTTTAATTCCACCACTAACAGAATAAAGTTTCTGTCCTGTTTCCAATGTAATGATATTAATGGAAACACTCTCGTTTTTTACTTCAATAAAGTCTGTTCCAAATATATTTATCATATTATTAACCTCCGATTCAATCTTGAAATTTCCGTTTCATTGGATCATTTCCCTTTGTATTTTAATGGATATTTTGATAAATCCAAATATTCTGGGCAGTAAATACATGGTACATATTCTCTAAAATCATCATAATACCATGCTTTCCACAAAGTTGTACCTTTCTTTGCTAATTCCCTTGTTGCTTCCTGAAACGAATCTGCTAAATCCATATGATACACTTCCATATTTTCTCTTGTACGTTCCAAAATCTTTTTTGGTACTCGTTTTATAAAATCATTCTCATCAAATACTGTTTGACTCATATTATTTCCTCACTTTCTATTCAAATAATTTATCAGCTATAAATAGCCGATTCGTTAGATTTCCGTTTCGTGTTAATCAAGTATGAATCGGTTTTCTTTTACGTTACTTACTCTATAAATTCCATTTATCTCTTGCAAAGAATAATAAGTAGTATTATTTCTTATATACCTATTGGTGATTTTACAAGTAACTAATCTGCCTTATTTTTCTGTTACATAAACAGATATTTTTACTGTATCACCTATTTTATAATCCATTCCAATCGCTCCTATCTAAATCACAATTCCAATACTTACTCATAGTCTCTACATATATCCATTACTGTATCTATCACATTTAGTTTAGAATCAATTCCATAACCACTCATTAAGTCAAAAGAACTGTTATCTTTGATATAAACTAAATCGCAATAATGATGCCATCCATCTTCTTCGTCATAAGCAAAAGTAATTTCAAGATTTATACCATCAACTATTTTGCATTGCCAAGGTCGTTCATCAAAGCTTTCGGGTTTATTACCTTCTCCATTCCATAAAGTAGGATTCATATCATTAAAAAAATCATTTACAATTCTCGTGGCTTTTTCTCTTGTCATATTCTAATCCTCCATTCTGTCAAGAAATCATCGTTTCATTCTACATTTCCTATTGCATTAACATAACACTCATGAAATACAGTCACTTTTTGATTATTTGTATCAAAAGTGTCTACCCATGCAGATAAAATTCTATAATTTTGTTTACCTTTTTCTATGATTTTAATTGCTTCTTCAAAACTAATACACCCATCTGACATTGCACAAAGCCAAGGTTTAGTATTTTCTTTATCTTGAATAAGTAGTGATACCCAATATAATTTCATATCTTCTCTCCTTCCTTTATGAAAAAATTATGTTTAAAACACCATCCGACAGAATGTAATCTATCTAATGTTTGGTCAAATGTACTTCCAATCACACAATTATCCTCATAACAAAATCCTTTCTCTTTATCAAAATAAATATATTCATAGTCATCCAATCCATCAGAAAATAACTTATCAGTTCGACCTATTTGCAAAGCGTTAAGTCCTTCCTGTAAAGAAACTCTAATATATTCATCCGTTGGTACAAATTCCATTTTAATCACCTCATCCCTTGTAAATCCTCATTTCATTTCTCTTATCAAATTTATATAATATCTGCCTATATCATGCCCGTTGTCAAATTTCTGATATTTATGAAGCTTAATCGGATTAGCTTTAATCAATTCAAGTACATTATCAGGGAAATTATTTTTATTGGCAATTTCTATCATCTTTTCGTTTGCAAATTTCTCTGTACATGAACCGAAAGGGCAACCAATAGGATTCACTCCCCATGATTTTTCTATAATATTGATAATTTCTGTAATATTCTTCATTCTTATTATCTCCATTTTCTGTTGAAGCCTTTATAATAAGCTCTGAACATTTGATACTAAATCAAAATATTCCATTCCGTATAGTTTGGCGACATTATTTCCATCGTATCTTTCTTTTTGCTCAGTCGCATCCTCACAAGGAATTTCAATTCCTTTTTTATCTAACAGTTCTTCAAATAATTCGACAATTTCTGTTGCCAATTTATTTTTCTTTCCTTCGTTTATTTCTTCGTTTGTTAAATTTTGAATTCTTCTTAATTCTTCAACATAGTTACTCATAATATTCCTCCATTCTTCTATTGAAACTCTTGTTTACTTACCACAATTTTCCGTTCCTTGCATATTCTAAGGCTGCCTCTTTCCCATTATGTTCGATTACTCCCTGAATAGAAAAATATAAATTATCTAAAAACTTCTCTTCCATCAGTCTATCTGGATATTCCTTTTTATATCTATTAATTGCTATCGAATATGGATCTTCAATATCTACATTTAATGTAATCTCATACTGTTCACCTTCAATCAACCGTTCATTTAACACTTCTGTTTCCAAGGGATAATTCATATCATCAATAGAAACTCCATTCTTATCTACAAAATCATAAACTCCATCTGCCTTATTCCAAAAATCTCTTAATGTTTTTGCCATAATAAATCACTCCATTTCATATCTTACATTCTCTATATTCGTTTTCAGTTAATAAGCCTTCATCAAACATATCTTCAACTGTTCTATATACAGCATTGGCTCTCCAACTTGCATATGAAAAACCATCGAACTCTCCAATAAGTGCATTTCTGTTTTCTTCACTTTGTTTTTGTAATTTTTCTGCTAAAGTAGAATTACGAAAGAAATATGCTTTATACATGGCTGCTTTAATTCTAAGATTCTCAACTTCATATTCCTGAGAAACTAATTTCTCTTGAGCTTCTAATAACTGTAACCCCAGATTCCCTAATGGGCTTCTTTCAATTCTGTTTCCAAAATAAGTATAATTCATGTTTGTCACTCCATTTCCGTAAATCCATTTTCCTTTAAGTATTCTATGTAATCTTCAATATCTGATTTCTTTTTAACCTCAATATCTTCTGGATGATAATATCCATAAAAAGCATTCGTATATACCTTATATGTTTTATTTTCCATATTAACAATGAGGTTATAATTAATTGTTGGCACAATCACCACGTTTCTTCCAATTCTTATCAAGCCAAAATAGATGTAATCTCATGTCAAACCTCCTTATGAAATTGCTATTTCTTATCTCTAATCTTATCCAACTGCTTCTTTAATTTTCCATCGTTAATTTCAACCTCGTATCCTGATAGATAAGAAACAATGTCACTTGCTCTCTTATTACTCCGTGTAATACATACAGGAACACCATCAATTGCAATAACTGATTTGTATGTACTGTTATATTGTTTTACTCTTGTCTGTGTAATTTTCATTTCCATCACTCCAATCTATGCTTCATAATCAAATTCGCTTAATCCTGTATCAGTTACATATGCCTGTACAGCTTCCACATATGTTCCATCAAAGTTTCCATTCTCTGCATTATAACTACTTGACTCTTCTTCAATTTCACAATCATAATGTAAGAAAATATTCGTGATCAAGTTTTCCATTGATGTTTTTGGCTCATATTTCTGTTCTCTGATCCATGCAGCCATACAATCATAGTCACACCATTTCTCTTTTGGATATGTACTATAATCTTTTTCTTCCGTCCATTTACCTGTCCACTGATCTACCATATTAATTACTCCAATCTTCTAATAACTCATACACTTCATCCTTATTGTCGTACATATACTGATTAAACGCTTCGTAATCTCCATCTTTATCAGGAAATTCTTCAATAAATCTTTCCCTCATTGCATCTGACACCACATTTTCATTTTTGTGTTATAATACTAATATAGGAGCGAGGACTTACACGGCTGTGTCACCAGCCGATGCCTCTTGTGTTAGCAACTCTCTTCTATGTATTCCCATGCTTCTTCTTCAGTTGGAAAAGCATTTGGACAACCTGGTACATAGAAGTCGCCGTACATTTTGTAAGGTTTAATCACTCTAACACCTCCTCATATGTATTTATAGAAAAAGCAGAGATAATTAAATCTCTGCTTTAACTATCACTATTAAGTTATTCTCCATTATCTCTTAATTGACCGTCATTATAGCTGATAATATACTTAAACATTAATATCCTTCCAATCGTTTCCATCCACCATTTTTCTGTTCCCATGCAGTCGGATTTAAGCCATACAAATCCTTTTTGAATAACTCGTCATATCTTTTGTCCATCTGCTCTTTGGTATTAAACAATTCTTCGTGATCTAAGTTTCCTTTATCTGCACCAGACAACTTATATATTCGTAGTTTGTACATTTTAATCACTCTCCTCATCTTCATCTTTAAAGAAAATCTCAAACGAAATATTGTTATCTTCTAATTTACTACCAATCCAATCTGCCATTGTTTCGCTATAAGCATCCTCATCCGTCCAATAAGTTTCTTCTGCTTCCCTTATAATTTTTTCTGCTTTTGAAAAATTTTCGTATATATCAATTACAATCATAAAATCAATCCATGTATTCAAATCTGAATAGACATGAAATCCGCTTGTAGGTTGTACCATTTCAATCACTCTCCTTTCAGATTAGGACATAAACCAAGTCCACCATCAATCTCAGGCACTCTTCTATAAGCGTTTCTGTGAATACAATCTTCCTGATCACATTCAGTACAATCGCACTTTTTGTATTCCTCGTAACTCATTTTATAATTTGTCTCTTTAAATCTCTCTTCTGTCATCATATAAATCACTCCTTTAAACAATCGCTATCAACTACTGCAAATAACTTAATCTCTTCACCGACTTCGCTTTCATCAAGATCGAGATTGTCAAGTAGTTCTGCAAATGACTCATCAGTAAAATCTTCCTTATATAAATACACATCATGTATTGTTGGAGTACACCATAAATGCAATCTAATGAACTCTATCAGTTCAATCCACTCACACTCATTGCATATCCGCTTTGCACACCTCACTAATGACTGAACGAAATCTTGAGTCATTAATCCATTGCCTTCGAGTTTTTCAATCTGCTCGTCAGTAATCTCCTTTACGTTGCTCATACCCTTATCCATAATGTAAGAAATAACTGCATTTCCCATTCGTGAGTCGAACTCTTCCTCAATAATCTTTCCTATTTTTGTTTCGTAGTATGTCATATTACGCTACCTCCTAATAATCTTCATCAATACATTCATCAGCTTCACTATAATATTGACCGTCATATCCCTTTTCCATTAATTTTTCCCAACAATCATTACACACTAATCTAAAAGTGATTCCATGACAGTCTCTTGTGAAATTCATATCATTTCTTTCTACTTCCTTATTACATACTGGACAAATTCTAATATCTTTTTCTTCCATAATTATTGTCTCCTATTCATTGTAAACAGTTCTTTCATTTGGTTTTATGCTACTTCATCCATCTCCTCATATAGCGTTTCGCTTACACCAAAATCAAGTGCGACTTCTTTAATAAGCTCGTCACCCCATTTGTCATTGAAGAATCCCCAACAGCTATCTTTCTCTTCCCAATCCTCATCTTTCGAGTTGTATTCTTCGGTGATAACTCCATACACTTCACCAGTTAAATACATGTCATACTCTTCAACTTCGCCTTGCATCCACTGGTATGCAGCTTCTTTCCAATTTTTATTTGTAACCTTTACATAATTTCCTTTTGCATTTTGTATTTTACCACCACAATCGAAAATTGTTTTCTTATCTGTATAGATGTATCCAACCTGACCAGAATCCCATCTGTCACCGAAACTTCCAGTGCTCATTGTAATTCCGCTATGGTCATAAAGATAAAGTGGAAGATATACAATGTTTGCGTGTTTCTCTAACAAATACCATTTATCTTTCTGTGGCAAAGCTTCAATCATGTCATCAATCAACCAATCAAGTGACTCATATTCTTCAATGATACCAAATTTTGCTTCCTTACTTGTACCAAGTGGAAACCAATAATATGTTCCCCATAACTGCCACATTTTTTCATGTCGGTTATATCTTAATTCAAGTCCATTTGATGTTTTCTTTGCCTTGATATAATTAATAATTGATTTATCTTCTACATTTTCTCTTACAAGATTATTCAAGAAATCTTCATTGTCGTTGTAGTCATTATCCTTATAATCTCCAAGCCTATACTCTCTATGCCAACACATCATTTTGCCTATCTGACCATCCCAATCATACCGTGGATCAAGTGGCTCATCATCCTGTTCAATATGTAGTCTCATAAGCTTTCCGTTATCTTTATAGTATCTGTATTCTTTCTCTAACATATCAACCAACCTCGCTTTCTATACTTCATAATCACTTACCGGTTCTGTGTAACCACTGTCAATTTTAATTTCCGTTGAATCATACTCATCATATACACTATTTCGTGTACCTCTTGTATGTATAATCTTTGCAAGCTGCATAATCACATATCTGCGTTCGCAGCCATGTTCATCATAAACTTTATGTGGGTAATACAATGCTCTGCCAATACAAGTTGTAAAATTATCAAAGTCTTTTCCGTAGAACTGCTCACAACTACTTATATGCACATACCGTAATGCATGATTTCTGATGTATTGCTTCTCTTCATCTGTCAATTCATCTGCATTATCTAACAATGAAAAGTCAAATAAGATATTTCTTTTACCAGTTTCAAACGAATCGACATATTCCAGGTTATTTTCTTTTGCTGTCTTTTTAGCTGTCTTGTATAATTTATACTCTTTAATTTTCATTTTCCTTACCTCCTACAATAATTCGTTTACATGTTTCTTTAACCATGCATATGCCTTTACCATTGAATCAAATGATTCAATTCCAATCCACATCAGAACACCATCTCCAACAACTGCTATTGTCTTTAAACAATACTCTTCTTTATTAATTTCCCATTTTCCATCGTATCGCTTTTCTACAACATATTTACTTATTCGTGGGGTAATTTTTCCAAAACAATTCCGTGTAATCATCTTTACATTCTCCTTTCTCTAAACCTTTCAATTCATCATCAGAATATTTCGCCCATTTTCCTGTATGAACATCATTCATTATTTCTTCAAAGGTTCTCTCTTTCATTCCATATATTTCTGTTGCAACTTTATACATGTCATAAACAAGATTCTTTTCTGTATCAATAATCATAAAATCTTTAGAATCTTTCAAATTATCCAATGCATACTGCATGAAATCTCTGAATGTAATTAGTCTGTTTGTTGTACACCATACAAGAATTTTATTTTTATCTTTGGTGTCTCTTGTTACAAATTTCATCAACTGCATTTCGCATTCTCCTTCCTAATAAATAAGACAGACACATTTATTTGCGTCTGCCTTTATTTATTCTCTGTTTGATTTACACTTCAATTACTTCCCATGTCCATTCATACTCACAATCACAAGAAGATAAATATGCAGTTCCATCATCACTTATTGTAAAATCAATCTGTTCTTTTCCTTCTTTGTCAAAGTTATTCATTTCTTCTTCATAAGTATTTTGTGCATCCTTCTCAAGAAACGCATATGCGTCATCCTTATTTTTAAATGCATCATAGCTTGCAATTTCTTTATTGTGAACCGAATAACAAATTACTACATATTTTTTCATAATTACTACCTTTTTCCTTTCTATAAAAGTACTCTTTCATTTAGTTATTACATCTCTTCATTATTATATGTGTAACTAAAATCTCCATATTTAAGCTCACTTCTTATACTGTCACGACTTTTTGTTTCCCAATCATCTCTGAATAACTTCGCTTGTTGTTTTGGAGTATTCTCTTTATCTTTCCATATAAGATGTTCTCCATTCCAATCCTGATAAGCAGTAACTGGCTTATACTCCATGTTACCTTCTTCGATTTCCTTTGAGATTTTCATTTTCAACTTCTGCTGCGATGTTCCAATGAAAAGAAGTCGCATACTAGAATATTCTTTCCATTCATTACAGCTATGTAAATAATATATTTGCTGTGCCATTTATATCACCTACCTCTGCTTTCGTTAATTTACCATTCAGGTTCAGTATCAATCAAACCTAAATAAAACTCATCCTTTTTAGTGTTCCAAAAATATTCACGCAAATCAATTAATGTCTTATCCCCGTTTTTTAATGCCTCATAATCTGATAATACATTTTCTTCTGTATAATTTCTGTATTTATTCTGAGAAATACCAAGCCTAAATGATTCTCCCTTTCTTATCAATCCCCATTTATTTGTATTCTTAGCGATTGGATAAGCTCCAATTGTATATCCATGTAAATCAGGATATTCCTTTGTATTTTTATCATGCCAATCTTCAAGCTGTATTTTCGTTCCGTCTGATAAAACAGCCTTGTCAATTATTTTCTGCATAATTCTCGACCTCCCCACTTTCTAATCTCAGCACTAAATCAAGCACTTTATCTCTATACTTAATCATCTGTACTGCTTTTCTAAGAGATTCCTTTTCCCCAAATTCGTCAGGGATGATATCAATTCCATACTCTACAAGCTGTTTTTCTGCCTCATACATTAAGTCTTTTGCATTCGCTTCTGGAATATAATCCTTACCTCTTGAATCTGCTATACCAGCTTTTACATATTCTGGATAACATAAATCAATAAACCGTGGCAGCTCATTATCTAAATCCATCATGTATGTATGGTCAGGATCAAGGATGCGTTCAGGCTTACCACTTCCCCCTCTCTTTTCCATCCTTTCCGCAATATCTTCTGTCTCGTAAAATTCATTCTCTGCAAGAATCTTCCGTTGAATTTCTTCTGCCTGTTCCTTAATGCATTCGTATAATGCCTTTGCATTAAAATAATTACTCTTTAATTTGCCAAGCAGAGCCTTATCATACTGAATCTGTGGTAACATAACTAATCCCTCCTTGCATTTAACATCTGTTCTCTGTATTCTTTAATCTGTTCCATTGTCAACCATTCTGGTTTTTCATCTTCTGCAAATGAGTTCCATAATTTTTCCATTTCATTGCAATGCTTTTCAACTGACTTGTAATACAGATGTCCTTCATATCCGTTTCCGTTACCTAAGAAATAGTCACAATCTGCCTTTAATCTACTAAGCATCATGTAATCCATTTCTCTTGGATGTCTTACAAATGGATTATCACATATAACTTCTTCTGTTACTCTTCTATTTGGTTCTCCACAAATCTCTCCCCATTCTTCCCTATAAGCTCCTGTATATAATGAAAGTCCATTTCTACCATTATTTTCATCAAAATATAGCTTTCCGTTTTCATCTTCATAACAAGGAACTTCCATATATCCACCAAATCCAACATATTTTACTTTTAACATACTAATCAACCTACCTTTCTAATCATCTATTAAATGTTCTACATCTGCCTTTTCTGTCATTGGAATTGGCGTATCAAGAGTACCCATGCAGTAATCATAATCCCACCAATCTTCATCATGTCCAGCTTGTAACGCTTCAATAATATGATTTGCCAATAGATAATTACCTTCATCTAGTTTTAACTTTGCAAATTCTTTTAATCTATCAAGTGTTGTAATTTCGTCATACTCTTCATTGAGCTGCGACATTACATCTTCAAACGATTTCTCTTCAAACTTCTGTCTTGTCATACAATCACACCTTTCTTATTTCCTTTAACATATTCGCTTTACACATCATTAAGTTCTCTTTCATATCCTCAATTCGTATATCCATAAACTCTTTAAGTGCCTTGTCGAACTGTTCTTCTGTAATGTCGTGACCATAATTTGCAATTACAACATCCATAATTTCTCTATATGAGAAACCACTGAACAATGTGTCGTTCTCATGTATTGGTGAGTTATAGGTAAACTCTTTTCTATTTCGTGAATCCGTTTCAGGATCATATAACCATCTGCTCATATTAAACCTCCAATTCTGCAATTCCTTTTTTAATATTGCTCCAATAATATATCTTTTCGTTTTCTATATTCTCGAAAAGTACTGTAGGTGCAAATGTTTCAAACGGTGCAAATACTTCACCGTTGCAAGTTGTTGGTATTTTCTCTGTATTCCAGTCAATACCAAGTTTTCCATTTACTTCTTTCACTGTAAACACAGTTCCATAATTCCGTGTTTTAATCTCTCTGTTACATGTGTCGTACATATGCACTTTCACTTTGTCATTTACCTTTAACATTTTGTGTTCCTCCTTGTAATAAAATAGGCAGCTAGTAGATTATTCTCCTAACTGCCTTTGCGGTTGCTATAAATTTATTGCTTTTCCGTTCTCATCGTATTCAATCGGTGCAATGTGAACTGCATACCCGATTTCTTTTTCTTTGTCGTAAATCTCCATTGTGCCACCTGCACAAAATTCAAATGAGAACCGCTTGTCATTCGATTCAATCAGCTTAATCAGATGATCCGTGAGTTCATTTAAGTTCCGTGCGTCCTCTTTTGACTTTTCAATAGTTGTCATTTCTCTTCACTCCTTATCTAATTTCTTCAAAAGGTTTTACATTTTTGATTCGTTCATCATAAATCAACGTGTAACCATTATAATAAAACCTTTCTCTTTCGTTTGGTTTTGTCCAGACGATTGTTTCTGTTCTCAAACCATCACAAGGAGAAGTCTTAATGTCTGCCATTGTTACTCCATTTGATTCATAAATCCGTACTGCTATAGCATAAGGCTTATTTTCCATTGATTTTTACCTCCAATCATACCAAGAAATCTTAGTTTCAACGCTTTATTTTCTTTGCAGTAGGTAGTTTATGTTCTTTTTCTTCAAACTGAAATAATTCATGTTCACAAGGAACATATAATTTTCCATTTTCTTTGCATAAGAATATGTCTAATTGACTGTCATTACTTGCTGAATAAAAATCTTTCCAACTATAATCATGTTTTTTCCAATCAACATCATAATCACATATCCCAAGTTCTCTATCGCTTCTGATATGTTTAGAGAATGTGCATATATCCTTCTTTTCTGATTCTTTTAGTTTTCTTACTGACTCAAAATGATATCCATTATATTCAAACATATATTTTCTCCAATCTTTTAAAGAAATGCGAATTTACTCTGCTTCTTTTTCATTCAATAACTTATCTGCATCTCTATCCAAATCCAAGATTTCGTTTGCAACTAAATTTGCAGTCTGCCTATTACATCCTGTCATTTGCATAACCCTGTTTTCCATTATAGTTATAATGTTATTATGAACTGCTTTCAATTCTTCTCTTGTCAACATTTTAATCACCATTTACCTTTCTTAAAAACCATAGGAAACACGCATTTACTTTGCATTTACAGCTTCTACTAACAAATCATGATATAAACAACAATCAAAATTGTTATTCCAATCTAATTTGCGTCCTACCTTTTTCTCTGCATCTTCCCAAGATAAAAGATAAGAGTATTTACGTTCAAATTCCTGAAAACTCATTATTTTACCTTTACCTTTCCTTATGAATTATCCAATTCCATACGCATTCTAAATATAGTCAAGGTTACAAAAGCATCCATTATAATGTTCTTTTGCAACCTTACACTCTGGATTTCCAAAATGTTCCATGATAAAACTCTTTGCCTTCTGTATATCATTTCCCTTTAAGTCATGAAATGACACAACAAAAGGTAACACCTCTTCAATCATTCCAGATGGGACAATTTCATCTGCCTTGTGGCATAATTCCATTGTCAAATGTTTTTCTGTTTTTGCTTCTATTGTGTACGTCATTTCATACCTCCAAAAAAATTATCCATTTCTAATTAATCATTGCTCCATTCACCATTTAACACTTTATTTATTTTTACTTTGTTTATATCCTGGTCATTAAGAGTAATAGATGAAATGCCTTTAAATTTCTCAATTAATTCTTCTCTTGGCATAGTCCAATCAAACACTCTTAAATATGTCATTACATCTTCTTTTTTTACATATTCTCCGCTCGTGAAATCATCATATTTCATTTTATTTTCTCCAATCTTTCCTATGTTTTTATATATATTCATTGTCATACCAAACAACTCCTTTCGTATCTTCATATAATCTAGCAATTTGTATACAATCTGAATTTCCATAACCTTTATTAAGTTCCTTACAAAACTCTTCATAAGATAACTCCGTTCTACAGTTATCATCAAAGTCACTCTCAAACTCACAATAATCTTTATAGGCTTCTCTTCTGTTTCCTACTTTGATAAATGTTGACATATCCATATTTTCATTTATCTTATAAATAACAATCGAAGTTTCAACAACCTGTGAAAAATTATCTTTTATGAACTTCCTTATGTATTCTATTTCCTTATCATTTTTATATCTTGTGTCGTATCTAATATCATATGAATTAGTGTTTGAATATCCCTTCTCTTTTTCAGTAACATTGAATTTTATTACCTTGCCATTTCCATACTGAAAACACTTGCTTTCACTTATTTCCACTGTTCCTAACATAGTATATTTTTCATCATTGCAATCTTTTCCGCTAAATTCTAAATTATATTTCATAATCATTCTCCTTCATTCTTTCTCACTTTCTATGCTGTTTGCACCATCAGAGAACCCATCATCATATCCCTTATTGTACATAGGATTCTCGAACTTTGTGTTTGCTATTGGACTATCTTCTTCAATACCGAACCACTCTTTCTCTTTATCTGTCATCTCACAACAATTTTCGAAAAATTCAAACGCATTTTCTCTATCATCAGAAATAAGTCCATCTTTAAAAAGTGTTGCAAGTTCTTCCAATCTTGTCCGTGAAATATAATTCTTATTTACTTTTTCAAACAGCTTTTCAGTTGCTTTATTAAGTGCAACTAATTTCTCTTTGTCGTTTGAAAACATGTAATACACACCATATTCCCACTGTCTACCCCATCTTTGGGATGAATCATAACCGCAAGCAACAATATAATTATCACTTGTTTCAATAAGAGAGAACTTTTTGCCTTTTGTGTTTGATACCACTAATATTTCTCTATGATTTTCTTTCATATCACACCTCCAAGTTATACTCTTTAATTAATCTCTGTCTTACCATGTCGTTTAAATCTTTATTAACAGGCATTATCCTATACGTATTTCTGTTGATATATACGAAATGACTTCCCTTGCACCTTGTCGGCGTATATCCGTTCTTCCGTAATATCATATCAAAGTCACGCATTCGCTTTGACTTTCTAAAATTGTGCATAAATCTCACTCCTTTCTGTTACCCGTATAGCCTGATAGTGCAGCTTTATATGTATATGTTCTCTCTTATGCTGTTCTCTTCTTGATAAATATAACCTTTGTACCTTCAATCACTCTTGACTGTTCAAGTCCAAGTCCTTCTACAATCATATCCTCAACATAAAGAGATACCGCTGTTCTAAAATCTAAAATAGGATATTTTGCACAAGCATTTGCCTTTAAATTTTCTGGTGTAATTTTTCTAAACTCATTTGATAAAAAACTCTTTGTTTCGCTTCTATCCTGTGCATATAACTTATACATATCTCTTAATGCACGAGTTATATAACTTACATATCCGCTATGTTTTCTATCAAATCCAGAATCTCTTATTATGTCATATACATATTCTGCACAAGCTCCATTGTCGATTGAACAGAGACTCAATGCTTCTGTATATGAACCAAGAACTCCACTTCCTCTATTACCTGCATTTTCTCTATACTCAAAGCCATAGATATTTTTCATTTTTTCAAGTGTTTCCGTTGCTGGATCATGTAATACAAGCATTGCACCATGCTTCTGAATTGGCGTTACCTTTCTAACTGATACACCCTGAAATGCATATAATTCAGCTTCAAATGCAACTCTTTCAGAATCTTCCGTTGGTGCATTTAAAATTAGTTGCACCTTTAAATCCTTATATTTATCCTTATCTACAATCTGACTTGCAATCCATCTTCCATAACCATCAACTATATACACTTTGCCTTCTTCCCAATGTGGTACACCAAGTAAAGGCATGAGCTTTCTTTCATCCCAATTATTAGTTAGATATTTTAAATCCCTTTCCGTTCTTTCGTCTGTCTGATACCGTGAATCAACTTCCATTAACTCAACAGGTATTCTAATAATTGCAATGTCTTCATGTATATCAGTGTATGCCTTTGTAAGACCTTCTAACTTGTCAACACTTCCCTTTGACTTTCTTCCTGTTACTACTTCAAACATTTTGCACATAATTAACTACCTCTTTTCTTTTAATATTTTTGATATGTATTTTAAGTAAAAAATAACGGCTCGCTTTCGCTTGCCGTTTAGTTACTAGACTTTTCAAACACTCCTGACTTGAGCATATCTGTTTTCCAACACTCAAAATCTGGATATTCTGTTTTGTCTACCATATTTCTGTAGACTTCATGCATTTGCTTTTCTGTAAATGTTTTGCATTTAAGTGGTTCTTCATATGTGATATACATTACACTTCACCTCTTTCTTTTAGATAATTTCTGTATTCAACTTCGCTTTCAAACTGCTGATATTTGCATATACTTGGCACAAATCCCATATAAGCAAATCCGTTATAATATCCCTTCATGTATTATCCTCCTTGCAAAATTCTTTACCTTGTCAATGATTGTTGGCTCGACTGCCTTCTGCCATCTCTTTTGCCTTTCTGAAAAATATAGGCTGTTTTCTACATTGATATAATCCATCATCTGTAGTGGTGTTAATGAGTTGTATGGAGTTGATAGAGTACTATCTATTATTTCAGCTCCGTTTGCCTTAATGATTCTAAAATTAAATGCTTCCATTTTTTATACCTCCTTTAATCTTGCATCACGCATAATCCGTGAGATTTCGTTTTCTGTTTTTGCGTTATGAATCTGCATTATCACTTCATCCGAATAACACAAATCTCTTGCTGTTGTAATTGCCGTTCTCTTGTAATTGTAGGTTTCTTTTGACATAGTTATATTCTCCCTTCTTTATTTTACAAAACCCGAATATTGAGCTTTAATAATTGTGTCGTCATAGATGATATCTGTATAATTGTCGTACATTATTAATGAGCAGATATCTCCCTTGATCCAATCTTCTGTGTTATCTGTGAATGTCCAAAGGTTTCCATTAAAATCCTTGGCTGTTATTTCGTTTCCGTTCACACACTCAACCACTGTTGATAGTGGGTATGTGTGATTGTTGTAAGTTACTTTTTGAACTGCTCTACCTATAAATAAGGCAGAAATTGAGAGTGTAACTGTTAAGGCTGCCGTAAGTAGTTTTTGCTTTTCCTGGTTTGTAAATATGATTTCTTTTCGCATTGCTTTAGTTTCCTTTCTTGTAGTATTGACTTTGGGTATAAAAATAGCACCCTTTGCAGTTTGCGTTGGGTGCTTATTTCTTGAATATTATAATTCTTCTAAGTCTGCAAGATTATGTCTGAATCTTGTTCGACTATTAGTTTTACTGTCTACAACAGTATATTTCCCTTTCTCTTCATTGATATAGAATCCATCTTTGTTTATTTTTGATGTTTTCCATTTATACCCTCCGTTTTCACATTCTTTCCATGCCACCTTTTCAGCATTTACTGAATACTGTCTTTTAAGTTCTTCTTTATTCATAGTATTAACCCTCCTATATAATAATTTATATTTTGTATTTTTCGACATAAAGTGTCAATGTGCTTGTAGGAATCGAACCTACTGATAAGTATAATGTTGTTAGCATTATATTATCCACCACATATAAGCACAAGTAAGATAAGTAGCCCTCACATTCTCTGTTATATATTCACTTATTTCCTATTAGGTAGACCTCAAACATTAAATGGTATATTCACTTATTACTTATCATCAGGTGACTAACCCTTATGCAGTCAACAGTTTATTATTTTAATTCGCTCCAACTGTTACGAATACCTTACACTGTTTTATACAAACCGATTGCAAGACATACGGTTTTATCAGTGACATTATTCTCGAACTGATTACAGAATATACTATCAACCTAGTTACACTAGACAGTAGGATTTATAGGCAGGGATTGTACTGCTCATACCTCATACACGAATGTAGATAGATACATTCAACATTAGTGTTACCACCAACTCTTGTGTATTGTTTCACTAGCAACTTTTCAAATAACCAAGCATAAGTTTTCATCGTTTTACCGAAACGCCAGTCGCTAACTATATACTGAGCTATCGAATCATTGTTAATTTTTATGATAGTGAATTGTGTCAATCACTCACTATATTTGTACCAAGATGCTATGTGATAGTGTTTACACACTATGTATTATGTACTTGCCACCAGCCACCACTTTTCATGCGCTGTTCACCAAGTTTTCCCGAATATAGAGTTTATATTCGCTGACCTAGCCACTTGGGAGTGCTCCGTAACACCCTTGTCAGCCCTATACGACATCTCCTCGTTTATGGTTCTCACAAACCACACCCTTGACCGTTCAATCATATGTATTCTTGTAGTGTTGTGCTGATAGTTTAGAGCAGAACATCTACTTGTCCACAAAACCTGAAGTCTATCGTCACCTACTTATTAACGCACACCTCCTAACTAGGTTGTATTTTGTGTAAGTGAATTGATATCGTGTGTAGGTTAATCACACTAGAATACACATACAGTAACCTTTATGCATTGCGTCTTTAAATTTTGGGTGACTTTAATAGACCGTTTGGGAAGAACTGTCGTACCTCTACGGCTTATCACGGTTTTATTTGTATTGCGTTTAATGTTATGTATTTTTATTGACTTATGGGTTGAGTAAAAAAGAACCCTATCTTGACGAAAATGTAAGTCAAAAATAGGGTTGATGATGGAGAACCCATCACAAAATGATGATGTAGATTTTGTGACCTACCCACTCAAAGAGTGGGTAACGCACTAGGCTTGACACGGTTTATACTCGCCTAGTCGAGTTATTTAACCATACGGCTCTGCTGATTATCCATGAATTTTGTAGCATCTTCAGCAGACTTGAACTCGTAAATCTGCACATACTTGTCATCCTTTGCAAGTGCGTCATATGTCTTGTTGCCCTTGCCAAGCTTAGTTGCACCAAAGTCTTCGGTCGCAGACATCTTGATGGCAAACCTAGCCTTGCTTGACAGAAATGCACCCTTGATTGTACGGACGAACTTGCCATCGCACTCAAGAGAGCCGACAATCCGTGTAGACTTCTTAGATGCTGTCTTAGGCTCTGACTTAGGTGTTGTGTCTTTAGGTGTCTCTGTCTTAGGCTGTTCAACTGCTCCAAGTCCTAAGAGTTTAGCGATTTTCTGTGCTTCTGTAGCGTTAATCTGATAAGCTACTCCATTAACGATAACTGCATTCTTTAATTCTTTCATAATTACCAACCTTTCTGTCTCATCTTAGAGACTTAAAAAAATATTTTTTGTTCACTGAACTGCTCGTCAGCCGTTCAGCTTGGCTACACCTTATCACAAAAAAATTCTGCTTGTTTCGGTGCAAAACTTCCAAAAATGCTTATTTTTCGTGGTTTTGAGTATGGCGAGAATGGGGGTGGCAAAAACGGATTAAACCCTTATGAAATGTAAAACCAGGTATAGCAGGTTTATTTACACACCAAGTCAAAAAATTTTTTATTAAAAATAAATTATCTTATTCTCAATCCATTAAATCCCCAATAAAATCAAGCAAAATCCCAATTTCCCCATCTCAAATCCCTTATCGTACCCCATATCGCTCAAACCTACTAACCAAGCCACTTTCACCCATCTTACAACCCCAAAATCAAACTTTCATTTCATCAAAAATTCACTCACAAATCCAAAATTATCCTTATTTATAAGCACTTTTACCGATAACCATTTTTAATCCAGAATCATCATTATAATCAATTACATAAATCATAAATCTCTAATCAACAATAAGGGGGGCTACATAAAAACCACATCAAAAAATCTAAAATTACCTATATACATCACAAAAACAGCCAAAAAAATCCAATACAAACCATAAAAAAATCCTACTATAGCAATACTCAAAAATTCCATTTCTCATCTAAACCCTCTATCACGCCCATACACAGTCTTTTCATTCCACCCTACCAATAATACCTAAAATCATTTTTACCCACCTAAATGCTCAAAATACAAGGTCAATTTTTTACATCACCCAAAATCACATTAACTATCTATATACATTCACATACATTTACTATAAATAATATTATCAATTCTCACGCCTATATAAAAATCCACTCTCACAGCTCAAATTTCAATTTTTACCCTCTACCCTAACAACTGCCACCTGACATATA